GGCAGAGGCCGCCTCGAATTTATCCCAATCGCTCATAGTGATGGTTACCTCATGGTTATGGTTAAGGGTGAGGACACTGTATCATCATCGGGACAGGTGTGCCATACAGTTTTGTCCAGAATGTGTCTCAGTAACGTGACACGTCATGGACTACCTGTCTGAATTCTGGCACAGTTGGGGCTGGGCATACCGCCCTGCAAACAAGGAGAGACCGTGAGAAATTTCAACGCCAAGAAACTCATCGACGATTGCGGTGGGATCAGGCGTGTCGCGACGATTCTCGGCAAGACGCGCACTGCGCCCTACCGGATGATCGCCACTGGCCTGATGAACACCCGCCAGTTTGAAAAGCTCCTCGCTTCTAACCCTGACCTTAACTTGAACCATTACTTTGAGGAAGCAAATGACAGCGCCGACCAAGCAAGACCTGAAACAAACGCTGTATGACGCAGCATCAATGGCGATTGAGAGGGGATGGACGGTCATCCCTCTCTCGATCTCCAGCAAGAAGCCGCTCAACGAGTGGAAGAAATACCAGACCCAAGCGACTACCCAAGAAGAGGTAGACGACTGGTTTGAGAATGGAGCGCCTACCAAGGAAGGTGGTCGCGTGGAAGTCTTCAACCTCGCCTTGGTGACGGGAGTCATCAGCGGGGTGCTCGTCTTGGATTGCGACAACCAAGCGGCTGTCGATTACGCCAAGAAGAACGGAATGACTTCGCCCATCACGGTGAACACCACCCGTGGCAAGCACTTTTATTTTGCCCACCCGGGGCACGGCAAGCGCTTCGCCAACAAGGTTGGCGGCGTGGCCCGAGACTGGCCCAAGGTCGAGGGCTTGGACTTCCGTGGCGACGGTGGCTATGTGGTCATGCCGCCATCCATCAAGCTCGACGAGAACGGTGTCGTCTCGCACCAGTATGAGTTCGACTGCGGCTACGAGACCTCTGTTGACGATCTGGGGGAATGGGTATGGGCTGGCAAGCCAACCGAGGTTGAGACACAGCTTGACGGGGAGTTCAGCTTCGACGCCTTGAACCTGTCCGACTACCGTGTGGCGTCAGAGGCGGACTCCATGAGCGTCTACGAGCAAGCCGCGCAGAGGGTGGCGCACCTTGGTCGCAAGATGACCGACGGAGACGGCAGGAACAACTGGCTTGTCCGATTCGCGGGACAGAAGATCAGACAGGGCGTGGTTGGCGATGACTTGAGGGTGGTGTGCGAAGCCTTCATGGATGACTTCTTCGATCAGCATCTTGATCGACGCGAAGTAGAGGTCACCCTACGCAGCGCACAGGAGATGGATCGCAGAAACTACCCCGAGGATTACGCAGAAGACGGTAGCCGACGCAAAAAAGAGTCACCCAAAAACGCAACTGGATCGCTGATCCCCATCTATTCAGACGCAGTCGACCGCCTTTTGGCGGAAATGAAGGACGAAGTCTACTGGTCAGACCCCATCATCCCCGCCGGAACCATCACCCAAATCGCAGGCTACAACGGTCACGGCAAATCCTACTTCCTCTCAGCCATGCTCGCCGCCCTTGCTTCTGGGCACGAATGGTTTGGCCCGTACCAACTCGGGAAGCCAGCCAAGATTTTCTACATGGACTACGACAACCCGCGCCGCACGGTGCTGCGTCGTCTCAAAGAGTTCAACAAGATGTTTGGCGACACGGGCCACCACCTTGGTATCTGGTCTCCCACCTTGATTGCACCAGAGGATGGCGGCGAGATGAACCTGATGGAGGAGAGCGGTTTTCGCATGCTTGGTCAGTGGCTCGACGTGGTTCAGCCCGACATTGTTGTGATCGACACCATCCGCAACGCATTCCGTGGTCTCGAAGAAGCATCAGCAAGTGAGTGGGCGAAGGTCAATCATGTCGCCAAGGCAATCCGCAACCGATACCAAGCCAGCGTGGTCATGGTGCACCACCGCAACAAACCGGGCGAAGCTGGGCTGGGGCGCGAGGCTGGCTCGACCGCGCAGTTGACCGACATCGACACGCAGGTTTTTGTCACTCAGGTCTTCCGCGAGAAGAACGACGCCAAGTCAAAGGCCGGTCTGTGGGACGGCGACCTATCCGTGTATGCGATAGACGGACGCGAGTTCACCCCATGGGGATACCTCGAAAAGCAAGCTGGTGACGACACCCGTCTCACCATGGTGACACAAATCACCTACGGAAAAGTCCGGCAGCAGACTGAGCTTCACGACACCCACTACATCGGCTGGGCCGAAAAGTTGGGCAGCAGCGAGAAGTTCATCGTCTCAACCAAATCCAAGAAGCAGCAGGCCATGCACCTGCTCCACACCCAAGGCTCCACACCCGTGGAGATTTCAATGCGTATGAAAGTCCCGGCCTACGAAGTTCGTAGATGGCTGGGCATAAAGGAGAACTCATGAACATCGGTCAATCACACATGGGCATTGGCGCTCAACTCGGCTCGACTCTGAACCCTACGCTTGGGCTTGGGCCTGAAGTCCCAAGACAAGAGTCGGCAACTGAAGACGAACTTGGTGGTCTCAGAAACCGTATTTCCACTCTCGAAGAAATGGTGTCTCAGGTGGAGATGCGTCTGCGACCCATCATGTCTCAGAACGAAGTGCCAGCTACTGGCAGGGTGTCGAAGGATGTGCGCGGGAACTCCATGTTGGTACTCAGCTTGAGGGAGAGCAACATGCAAATCGACATGCTCATCACAAGGATGTGCCAAATCCGAGACAGGTTGGAGGTCTGATGAAGACATTTCGTTTTGATGAGTGCGACTTCAAGCTGTTCAAGGAGTCCGTCGAGGAACTCGTTGCGCTCTTCGGCTTGGTCGAGTGGAACCTCATGATTGTTCACGAGCAGATTGGCGGGAACGTGGTGGCTCAGACGCAGTACAACTCCGTCTCAAAGAACGCTTCGATCCGACTGACCGAGCAGTGCGAAGCCGACTTCGGAATAGAGGACGACGTCGAGAGGCTGGCGCTTCACGAGGTACTTCATCTGCTGGTCGCCGACTTCTGCGAGACGGCTGCCAAGCTGGGCGACACGCATCATGAACTGGTCGTTGGCGCAGAACACCAACTGATCGCTCGACTTATGAGGGGGTGGCAGAAATGAGACAGCAAGACATTTATGACTTCGCCGGGTGGCTGACAACCCGCCCCGGCGTAATGCCGGTTGGCTCAACATCCAACGCCGCGCCAATGGCAGAGGCGGTCAAGGAGTACATCGAGACGTACCCAGAGCGCTTCGATCCTGAAGGTGAGAACGAGTTCAACCCTGACTGGGACTTGGCAAATGACATGAGTGACGCGCTCGACTTGCTTGAGCGGTGCGAGACCGAGATGCGTTATGCGGGATGGAAGGAGGCGGTGACGGACAACGTGGCGAGGCAACAGGTCTACCGTGATGTCGAGGCTTTCGTGTCCAAGGAGGTCAAGCCCTAAAAGAACTACTACACTTATTACTGAAAAACCACCCGAAGGGTGGTTTCTATCAGTGTGTTAGTTCTTAATAGGGATGGTAGCGAGCGTGAAAGAATCTTGTCAAGAGCAGAATGCGACACAAGCTGGACAAAAGTTTAAGTGGTTCAAGTGCCTACGGTGTGCAAGGAATATCCGCACCTTTCTCACCGGCACTGCGGGCGGCAAGTATTGCGTCAGTTGCGGGGTCGGAATGGGGTTGAGGAAAGGAGTCGTGAATGACAAAGCCGAGGGTTCTCTCTCAGATGGAGAGAGCGTTCCTCCGGCAGGCCGTCGAGAACGGTGAACATTACACAAGCATGGCGACGTCACTTGGGGTGTGCGTCGACACGCTGAAACGAATATTACAAAGAGAGGGTCTGGCGGAGTTCGAGGGGGCAAAGTATGCCGTCTCAATGACGCGCTCGAACAAGAAGAACGTATGGGTTCGCCCGTGCATGAAGTGTAAGGACGACCGACCTCGTCCTAAGTGGCAATATTTCTGCGACAAATGCCGCTCTACACTTGACGACGATGACACGGAGTACCGTTTATGGGACTAAGCCCGAAAGGCGCAAAAGCAAAAGGCGACGCTTACGAGCGCGAGATTGCCCACTACATGAATGATCGACTCTTCGGCGGTCGAGAGCAGGTCTACCGCGCTCCCCTCTCAGGCGGCGGTCGACAGTTCGTCTCAGGCGGCGGCAGCGCCGACCTCATTGGAACCCCAGAAGTCTGGGTCGAAGCCAAGCGAACAGAAAAATTCCAACCCTATGCCGCCATGGAGCAGGCCGAGACTGGCATCCGTGGCAAACGCGCACCAGAGAAACCCGTTGTAATATCGAGACGTAGCAGAGTTGCGACAGGCGACAGCCTCGTGGTCATGCGTCTCGATGATTGGCTTGACCTATACGCCGCCCTGCTTTCGCAGGTCGGCTTCCGCATTGAGGAGAAACAACATGGCAACGAAACCAGCAAGCAAGTCGAAGATGGCTTGCAACAAACCACAGAAGACTCCGGGTCATAAGACGAAGTCTCACGTCGTCAAGGCATGCAAAGATGGCAAAGAGAAAATTGTGCGCTTTGGTCAGCAAGGCGTTACCGGCGCAGGCAAGAACCCCAAGTCCGCAAAGGACAAGGCTCGACGCAAGTCCTACTACGCCCGCCACAACGCACAAGACTCAAGCCCTGACATCTTCAGTGCCCGCTACTGGTCAAACAAAGTTAAATGGTGAAGCCCATGAATGCACTCTGCTCAAGCTGTAAGTCCCCGAACATTTGCGCGTCGCTTGGTTGCGCCGCCAATGTGGTGAAGGCGGTCGTCAAGGTCGCGGTCATCAAAGAGAAGGTGATCCCCGTGGTCACCAAACGTCCCACCAAGAAGCCCGTGAAAGGAAAGCTCAAATGAAAAAGGAATACGGCGGCAAGGAGACCTACAAGTCCACCACCGCAATGAAGAAGCACGAGAAAGCCGAGTCGCCTCGCAAGGAGCGCTCGGAAAAGATGTCGGAAAAGAAACCAGCGCCCAAGAAAAAGCGCTGACGTTTTGTCGGGTCACGCTCTCGCGTGGCCCGTTTGTCTTATAAAAACGAGGACGACGAACTATCTACTGCGCTCGCAAACTAGGCTCATCAAGGAGCAAGCCTAGTGGTAGAACTGATCGCCGCATTCTCAGCGCTCAATGCCGCCTTCAATGGCGTGAAGGCCGTTGTCAAGACGGGGCGCGAAGTCGAAGACGTCTTTAAGCAACTCACCAAGTGGGCAGAAGCTGTCGACGATCTCAATCATTGGCTCGGCAAAGACACCAAGCCCAGCATCTGGAAGCCCATCAAGTTCGACACCTCTGAGACGAAAGAGGCTTTCGACAAGATGGCTGCCAAACAAAAACTCGCCGACATGGAAAAAGAGATTTACCACATGTTCACATGGGGAGCACTCGGTCACCTTGGCATGTCGGGCTACCAAGAATTCCAACAACTCCGTCGCGACATCAAGTCGAGCCGTGAGAAGATGGTTCGCGATCAACTCAAGCGTCGTCAAGACCTCGTCGACACACTCGTTGAGTGGACTCTCGCCATCATCATTGGCGTCTCAGCGAGCATGGCGCTCTACTACTTCATCGCCTACATGCTCACCCAAAAAGGAAGTTGGTAGTCAGTGCACCGCTGATGTCGGCCCACTGAACCAAGCCGGTGTCTGCCTGCCAACCCACTTCGCAAACCCAGCCTTCTCAATGCAGTAGTACCTGCGGTACGCATCAACCGCACTCCCATACTTGTAGCTATCGGGCATGCACAGCGGTGGCTCAACCCACTCCATCTGCTCACTAATGCTCGGCGGACACAACATCAACGAGTCGTGGTACTTCATCGCCGCATGGAACTTCCCCGTCTTACCCGCATAGATCAACAACAATTCTTCCCAGCACGAGAACACCCAAGCATACGGAATGATCCCTGTCTGCACCCACTTGGTCGCAGGATGATGCAAGTGTGACGGCTTCCAAAACTCGTTGTCCGTGATGTACTGCACGACCATCGGGTCTTTCTCTGCCTCTTTGTACCAAGCCGCCATCATCAACTGCGCATACTCCAAGATCATCTTGTACACATGCTTGTCGCAGTGCATGTGCGCCGCCGCTCTCGGGTCTTCATCCAAGTAGAACACGTTCATTGTTCGCTCCTGTAAAAAATGTGGTTGCCTATCTTCGCAGTCACCTGCACGTTGCCCCACTTTGGTTGCACCGTCTTCGCATGGAAGTGTGTCGCACCATTCGTTGGGTCGGTCAGCTTGCCATTGAACACAAGGCTTGCGATGTTCACCGAACTTCTCCAAGCATTCATGTCATTCACAACAAGCCTGTCTTTCTCGCACATGAACGAGAACGCACACGTCGTCTTCACCCTGAAACGAACAACATCACAAACCGTCTTGGGATGCCTATCGTCCTTGACTCGATTCATCACCACCTTGGCTACTGCAACCTGCCCCACGAGCGGCTCACCTCTCGCCTCAAAGTAGACCGCAGTCGCCAAACAAATGATCGCTTCTGTCAACATCATGATTACTCCTTTCGTGATGCGCACCTTCCACAAAACTTGTGGTCATTACGCACAAGCGTCGCAGTCTCACGACCACATCTATGACAGCTTGTTTTTGTCGGCTCGGGAAGTTCAACCAACACTCTCCCGCCCAATGATTCGACGACAGCCACAAAGTTGGAGAGCGTCGGGTCGTTCGTCGTCTTCCACCTTGAGATCGTCTTGCGGCTCACACCAGACACTGCTTCGAGTGCTGTGCCTGTGACCCAGAATTCTTCCGAACAATTCTTGTCGGCTTCGGTATGCTGGCGCATGTACCGGATTACTTTGTCAACGAGGTTCATCGCAGTCCCCTAAAAAAAGGGTGGAGGCTTGTGACCCCCACCCAAACCAAGAAGGAGACTGCGCGTAGAGGAAAAACCTAAAACCCCTCGCGCACTTCAATGCTTGCACACCCAAATCACCTTGACGTCCCTGTCTCATTTGCATGCTCGTGTCTCCCCATCGCTACTGTCTCGCGCCGCAGTCACGAACTGCTTCGCTCGACTCAACACAAAGCCCCGATACCTCATGGTCTGACTGATGTCCTCATGCCCCAACAGCGTCTGAAGGTCAGCCACATCTGCACCCGCTTGCGCCACCAAGTACGCAAACGTGTGCCGCAAGTCGTGCACCCTCAACGCCGGTAGCCCCAACTCAGCGCACCCCTCCTTCAGCACCTTGCCCAAGTAGCTCGACGCATCGGCGCTCGTCCTCCACGCCTCGCCACTTGGCTTCAAGAACGCTGGCCCGAACGCAGGGAAATCTTTGACTGCCAGCAGGACGCCGTTGGTCAGAGGTATCACTCTCGTCTCAGTCTTCCCGTTGCCAGTCGTGCGTCGCTGCATCCGCAGCACGCCCTCCTTGAAGTCGCGTCTCGTCAACCGCAACAACTCGTTGAGCCGAACCCCGCAATCAATGAGCACCGTGAAGTGCGCCAAGTAGTGCCGATGGTTGCGCTCCACCCACTCCAAGAACAGGTTGGCTTCCTCCGCACTGAAGTGCGCGTCCCGTGCGTCATCCACCACGGGCTTCTTCAACTTGGGAACCTTGAACCCCCACCGATCACTGGCATGGTTGAGCACCGCACTCATGGTATTCAGATAGCGCCTCACGCTACCCGCCTTGAGCGTCTTCCAAGCCTCGGTGGTCTTCGTCTGAACGATGTCTGCGGTAATGTCTTCCACCGCCACATCCTTGAACAGCGACACGAACATGTCGCAATGTGCACCAATCGTCCTGATGTCGGACTTCTCCATCCGCTTCCAAGCGAGGTACGAATCGACCGCCTCCTTGAACGAATGCTTCTTGGTGTTGAACTTGCCTTCGATGATGTCTCGCTCGATGTCGAGCCTCATCTTCTCGGCCTCTCTCTCGTACCCCACTGGCAACTGGGTAGAGCGTCTGACCTGTACTCCGAGCATGCGACCCATCACCCACAGTCGCCCACTCTTCCTCACAATTTTGAGCGGCATAGCCACCTCCTTCATTTAACGTAACCGTAACGTCGGTGTCCCAATTATGTGACACCCTCATCCCTTTGTCAACTTTGTGGGACACCCATCGCCTTGCACCGATCAACGATGCCAGCCCAATCGCCCTCATTGAACAGAGGCATGATGCCCTTGAAGTTCTCGACGCTTCCCGTCTGTCCACTCGGATACTGGTAGACCCATTCCTCGCCCTTGCACACCGTCCCCAACATCATCCCGATGTCAGGCACGACCATCAAGACGAGACTGCCCTCGGCATGCTGGCTCAGATCACGGTTGGCAAACCCACCCTTGACCGCATACCCGTTGGCCCGCTTCGTGTAGTCGCATCCTGTGATGAGACGAGACCACCGCTTGCTCTTCTTCACACCACCACCAGCCTTGGCGGGGGCAGACCCGGAAGGGGTCTGCGTAAAGGTCTGCGATGCTGGCGCAAGGATGTAAGCCTCACCCATCAGCTTCGAGTAACGATCAACGACAACCTGCGCCAACGTGCGCACAGTCTTGTCATCAGCACCTGCGATCAGGTTTCCCACAGCTTGAACGATGTCCATGATTCACTCCTTGGTAATAGGTTTGAGTTGCGCTTCCAGTTTCACCTTCGTTCTCTCAATCAACTTGTTCGTCCACTCCTCGTCACTCAGCAAGTGGTACAAGCCCCATGCAATCAAGAACGGCTTGCGTATCACAAGCACACCGTCCTTCGGCTCCGGCATGGCACAGATCACCTGATGTGGCTTCTCATGATCGGCGTTGTTCTTCAGCCAAATGAAGCAGTCTTCTGCATCCACCTCATGAGTCTGACCTCCCAACTTGATCGTGCCACCATTCTTTGTATCTACTGAAGAAGTCTCTTCAGTAGATACACTTGCCTTCGTCTCAGCATCACGCTTCTTTTTCCACTCCTCGTATGCCGCGACCTTGGCTCTGTCTTGCTCCTTCTCCCATCTCGTAGCCATCTCACTTCTCCTTCTCAAAGTGTCTCGCCACCATCTTGTCGACGAAGTCACCACACCTACGCTTGAACCCAAACGTCTGGTCTAGCGGCGACTTCATGCGAAAGAACCTTGGCTTGTGTCCTTTCTCACAAACCAAGTCACTGGTCGGCACGTCCCACTTGCCGTGCCAACAATCCTCACAGTGCTGTGTTTTGATCTTGATAGTCATCACCACTCCTCAACTGTTGTGCGATATACAAAGTCCCATAGCCGTCCATGCCCATGCGTTCCACGATGCTGGCGCATCGTTCCCGCTCCGCCATCACAGCCTCAAAGCCCGCCTCAATCACAGCGCGGTCATGCTTCATGAGGATTGCCTTGAACATCTTCATGACATTCTCACCAAGATACTCAGCGGCTTCCCTCATGCGTTGCTCGTCATTCAGGTGCACGATGTTTGCGATCTGCTTCTTCCTCATCACTTGTCCTCCACACCAATGCTCAGATACTCAGCGTCGTCAGTCATGTAGATGCAGTGCTTCGTGATGATCTCCTCAATCGCCATGTACAGCGCATCGTTACCGGGCCTACCATCAATGACCAACACCTTGCTCTTGTCGAGCGAACGCATGAACTCGGTGCGCAACTCGGTCACGATCTTGTCGAGACCAACGTGACCGATCAGCGCCTCACCGGCAGACACAGTCGTGTTGAACTCACGACGGCAGATCGTCTCCAGCTTCTCGGCTGGCGCAGTGCCACGACTCCAAAGATCACCTTGGCGAGGCGAACTCTTGCTCTTCTTGCTCCAGTAGTTGGGGTCTTTCCATCCACCATTCTTGTACCGATTGCTCGAATACGAAGACGAGTCGAGCACGTCACTCTCCAAGTCATCGAATCCACTCGCACCCCAAGACGAACGCAGGGGTTTCGGTTCTTCCTTCTTCTTCACACCAAGTTTCTCAAGCTCTTGGTCAGCCATCTTGTCAATGTCCATTGCTTTCTCCTTATGAGTAGTAGCCGACGACTTCGTCAGCCTTGATCGTTACGTTTCCATCATGCGTCGTGAAGGTCACGATGTCTTCTGCGAGCCAACGCATCGACATCACACCCTCAATCTCCGGCACATACTTTGTCTCGTTGCGCTCAGTGCGTTCGATGATCGGGTCTCTCACGATGACCCGCATCGCAAACGATGGGTCGCTATTGGCTCCCTTCAACAGGTAGTCCTCAAGCGCAACGAGGAACAGTGACTTGCGCCACTCTGACTTAGGTTTTACTTCCATACGCAATCTCCTTTGCTAGTTGTTTGATCTTCGTGTAGTCATGCTTGCGAACCCTGCGAGACTTGGCTCGCTTGGCAACACCAATCCAAAACGCAAGCGACTGTCCGGGCAACAGCGCAAACCACACACTTGGTATCTTGGGAACGCCCGCCTTCCTCTTTTTAGCGGGCCATTGCACGAGCGCGATCCTTGTCAGATGCAATCAAGTCCTTGTTGTCAACGCGGAAGCGCTCACCCAAGACGAGACGTGCAACCTGATCGAGAACCGTCTTGCCCAGATCAGCCACGCTCTGAAGCACAACATTGCGAGGGAAGAACTGGCGAACAGCGTCGCTCTGAATGCCGATCCCTACACACTTGATGCCCTTCGTCTCACACCACTGCACAGCATCACGAGTGCGACGATAGTTGGCTTTCTTGCCACCACTCGAATGCCATGCGGGATAACCGTCAGCCATCACAAGCAAGATGCGACGATCATTCTTCTGCTCAAGCAAGCGCTCTGCCGCATACATGATGGCATCAGCATCGGCATTCGCACCACTCGTCATGTGCGGAATCATGCCTAGTGCGCTACGCGCTTGAGTCATTGGCTCATCGAACGACTTGAACACAAGCATCGTCACCCCATCGGTGCGGTCATAGTTGTGCACGTTGGGGTTCTTCGCATAAGAACCATCAGCCTGTACCACATAGTTGCCATCGTCATCACGCAAGTGCTCGTCAGTTTCCTTGGCGATCTGATTGCGCATGTCATAAGGCAAGCCATGCGTATAGTGACCGAGCACCTCAAGCGGAACGCCAGTCGAAGCAAACGCTTCACACAACGCAATGGTCGACTGCCCTGCAACATGCGCCTTGTCGCCTGCCATCGAGCCGGACAGGTCAATCAAGATCGACACCGCCGCATTGAGATCGTCACCGTCAGACTTGCGCTTGAAGATCAGATCGCTACCGCTCATGATGCCAACGCCACGACGACGGATGTCGAGCTTGCCACTACGCGACTGCTCCCATTGGCGTGTGTCCTTGGCAATCAGCGCACGCTCCAACTTGCGACGCATCGTAGCCAGCGAGCCGACAACGCGAGACTTCTCGTGCGCATACAGCGCCTGACCATTGTTGTGATACAGCGCAGTCTTGAGTGTGCCATCACGTTTGTCAGTCCACACGTCGAACGATCTCGTGTAGGGACGATAGTCCTTGCTGGTCGCAACACCCTCGGTCATCAACTCGACAACACCTTCGTCGAGGTTGGGGTCAATCGAGCGAGACTCGCCCGTCACCTTACCCACCTCTTGGGCTTGCGAGTTGGTCGCACCGTGCGCACCACCGTTGCCCTTGGCTTCCTGCGACGAGTCCTTGTACCCGTCACCCTTCGCCATCTGATCTGAGACGGTGTCACCGTTGCCTCCGCTGCCACCAGCTGCCTGAGACGAGCCGTCACCACCTTGCCCACCGTTTTGTCCACCACCTTGACCTTGACCCTGACCCTGACCATTGCCTTGACCCTGACCTTGGCCTTGACGTTGGCGCTCTTCCTCATCAGCCACTTCCTTGGCGACCTCGTTGCCGATGCGGTTGGCGAGTTCGAGACCCATGCGACAGCCCTTGTATGCCTCGCTACGGTTGACCTGACCGATGCCCTCGACACCATGCGGCAAGGTCATGATGACATCGACCACCTGCTCGGCACGCTTGCGAACGTCCTCACCAAGTGCATCAAACGCAACGCGAATGACGGGCGATGGGTAGCCAATGCGCAGACGACCTGCCCAAGTTATGGCGAGCGGGAGCACAGCGCCCATATCCTTGGCAATGTCGGGGTTCTCCTTGAACGTCTTCTCGGCGAAGCGTCGGCAGACGAACTCGGCGGTCTTGTCAATCGACTTTGGCATCCCGGGGTACAGACGAGCACCACCGTTCTCGATGCGCACATCCTCGATGGCTTGTGCCAAGTGCAGTGTCAACGTGCGTCCGGTCGTGCCCCACTCACGAAACTTGGGCAAGCCCGCATCGAAGTCGGTCAGCAGGTTGTGCAGTGACTCGTGGTTGGCAAAGCCTCGACCGACGTGCGCTTGGCGCTTGGTCAGCATCTTGTCAGGCGCATTGGCTGGCAGGGTCACGCGCTTGCCGTTGGTGCAAGCACCGTCGCCAGCGAACACGACGTCCGTGTCGAACTGAGACGAGAGCGTGCGCACGGCAGCGCGAGTGCCATTCTCGAAGTCACGACCTGAGACGGATGGCTGATCCATGTCGGGGTCGTCCGGCGGAAGGAACGAAAGATCGTTACTCATAGGTTGGTCTCCTTGTTGGTGGGGTCAAGCCTTGAAGGCACGTTCTTGCAACTCAAGCACACGTTGGCGGTTGTCCATGGTGGCGCGGTCGATGACGACCATCTCGACCGCCATCTCCATCGCCTTGGCAGTGCCAAGCAGTGGGTCGAAGAACGCATAGGTCTCAGCGATGGACTTGAGACCACGAGGCGATAGCGTCAGGCTGATCTCGCCATTGGTGAACGCCTCACGAATGAGCTTGGCGAACGTGGTCAACTGCGTCACGACAGTTTGCGTCAGGTTCGGGTAAGCCTTGGCAAGGAAGTTGGCTTCCTCGTCACGCTCAAGGTAGTTGACCTCGATCATGACACCGAAGCGATCAAGCATGGCGGTGTTCATCGGACGCACACCTGCATACACGCCGAACTCATCGCCCTGACCACGACTGTTGGCGGTAGCGCAGAAGCGGAACAGCGGGTGCGGACGCACAAGACGACCGCCATCCTCGGTCAGCATCAAGCCGTTGCCCTCTGTCGCACGCTGAATCGTGAACAGGATGTCGGGACGACCGGCGTCGATCTCGTCAAGGATGAGTGCGCAAGGCTGAGTCATCGCTTGCGGGAGGATGCCCTCGTTGAACTTGGACACGGTCACGCCGTTGTCCTCGGCAAGGGAGGTCTGACCGACAAGGTCGGAGCGCTCAAGGTTCGAGTCGAGGTTCAATCTGTACACAGGAAATCCACAGCGGGCATAGAACTGCTCGAACAGCGTCGTCTTACCAGTGCCGGTGTGTCCGTGTGCCCACACGTTCTTGTTCATGAGAAACGCAGTCGCCAGCTTGAGCACATGGGTCATGCGGAACTGGTAGTTCTCATCGTGTGCGGGAACCATTGGGTGTTGCACGACGTTGCCCTTGTCATCCTTCCACACAAGGGTTGGGATGTCGAACTTGAGTTGAGCCATGGTCTTGCCGGTCTTGGGGTTCTTGAACAGGTCGGCGGCTTGGCGCATGACAACCTCGTAGGTGAGGGTCGCACCGTCCACGGCTTGGCTACCGCCAGTCGGGATGACCGCAACGGGACGAGCACTGGCGCGGGACAACTGGTCGGCAAGCTCACGCGACTTGACCTGCAACTTGTACAGGTCTTCGAGGGTGGCCTCGATGGACGTGGCCTTACCGCCGGTCGCCTGACCGAGCAACGAGTCAACGGCACGAGCAAGGACGCCGTCGATCATGATGCGCTCCGGGGCTGGCTGAGACGAGACGGCAGCCGGGGCAGGCTCACCAGATGAGCTACCCACCATGTTACGAACCTCGTCTGAGACGACGACGTTGGCACGCTCATCGACTGATCGGTTCATGTTGACGACAGCGACAGCCGAGCGCAGGGCATCGCACTGCTCCGCCTTGAGACCCTTCGCCATGGCAATGGCGTCGCATGCACGGGTGTCGGATGCGTCGAGGTCGGACGCGCTGATCTTGCCGTCGAACGATGCGTCCTTGGCAAGCACGGCAGACAACTGACACACGAGGTCAGCGAGTTGGTTGATGTCCATAGAGTTCTCCTTGGTTGGGGTGATGGTTTGAGTGACGGTGAAGTTGGCAAGTCGGTGACCGCCAGCGGTTGCGTCCATGTCGGACAGGGCGACGTGGTGACCGTAGCCGTAGCCTGATTTGGAGCGTGAGTTGCGAACAGCGTAAGACGCAGGGTCGGTGATCGCATCGGTGATGTTGCGAATCACTTGGTCGGAGTCGCCAGTCTCATAGGAGGTGACGATGCCGCCAACGAGTGCGCCGATGGGCAAGAGGTCGGTGGCTTGACCGATGGTCTTGCCTACTGCACGAGCGAAGCTCGCCTTGACCTGAGTCGATGCGTTCTCAACGACGGAACTCGTGAAGAGTTCGCGCAGTTTGGATCGCTTCTCGTCTGCCTGCATCGCATCGACACGACGCAACAATGAAACCGCTTCGTGAAGTGGAAGCATGGGATGTCCTTTCATGGTTAGGGTTAGGGTGAAGTCAGCCGGTTGGCTGATGGGTTATGCCCTCTCCCTCTCCTCTGGAGAGACAGGCGGGTGGGCGCGTGACACCATCCGATTGCGGATGAAGCTGTCGATGTGGGCTTCGACGACCTCCCAACTGATGCCCACGTTGGCATCGTGAGCCTTACTGACGAAGCGCAGAATTTGACGGAAGTCGTCGTCGTTCAGGGGGCCGCACTCAGGCTCGACGTCCCAGTCCGTGAACATGGTGTCGTACTGAGCCTTCACGTCGTCGATACCCCACCGGATGGTGATGGTGTCTTGGTCGTTGCCGGTCGCCGCATCTTGGATGAGTTGGCGAAGGCGGTACTCGTTGAGCGTCGTCTCAATATCGAATGTGAGGTTGGCGTTCTCGCCGTTGAGGGTGACAGAAATTGTCATGGCGCTTACCTCCCCAGCATTTGAGCGATGACGATTGCGGTGACGATGATGAACTCGATCATGATGTTCTCCTTGGTTGGTTACTCGTACTTGAGGCGCTTGATGCGGAAGAACCCCTTGTGCTCGGGGTGGTAGTGCATGAACAGGCGAGCGTAGTAGGCGATGAAGTCGTTGCTGATCTTGAAGTCGTCGCCCTTCGTGACGATGCTCGTCTCCCACCTGATGCGGTTAACGATGAGCCAAGCGGACAGGTGCTTGTGACCTAGCTTGATGGCTTCCCATGTGAACCGCTCGAAGAGTTGGTAGACGTGAGGGTTTGCCTTGTGCCACGCCCACCAGCGTTGCTTGGTGTCGTCAGTCATTTTGCTTTCTCCTTCCTTTCGCGATCAGTGGTGATGAGGTGAGCGCATGCGTCGAAGACGAAGTCTGCGTACTCGCCGGTCTTGATGGTGTTGCCCTTGGGTGAAGGCGACATCGTGAAGTGGTCGTCTCCGTTGGTTGCCCACACGATGGCGGCGAGCTTCTTGTTGTCGAGGATGACGCACACCATGCGACTCTTCTCGAACCTGTTGGGCGCGAGCTTGAGTTCGTAGCGTGCACCGTCTCGGAAGATGATGCTCGTCATGCGTTGAGGCGTGGCTTGTTCGTAGTAGGCGATGACTGCCTGCTCGACTGGTAGTGGTGGTTGATCGGCGATCATTTCCATGTTCCTTTCACGGGTGTGTATGGGATGACGAAGCATTCGCCGGTGACGAATGTTCCGTCGGCGTGGTACTCAGGCTCACCGCAACCGATGGCGAAGTTGACGAGGCCGATGGTCAGGGTGGTTGCCACGAGCAAGACAGCGATGACAGTTGCGATGAGTCGCATGGTTTTCTCCTTGGTTGTGTCTCGTAAGTGTGACAGGATAGCACATGTCACACATACGGGACAGTGTTTCACATGGAACGTGCGACCCAAAGCAGGTAAAGCGCACGGATGGTTCCGACTTGTTCGCGGGCACGGTAGAACGCATAGCGCTCACCAAACGCGAGCCGGTCTTGGTAGACGATGTGCACGCTCACAGTCGGCCTCCATTCTGGATGTTGATGCCGTAGAACGCGAAGGCGTCGACCGGGGACATGCCCGTCTTGCCCACGAACTTGACCGCTTTGATGCAGTCCTGCGTGTAGGCGATGCGCTCATCGAGGATGGCTCGCATCTCCGTGTCGCCGTCTCGGACGGCTTCTTCGCGTGCCTTGAGTGCTGCGAACAGCGCACGCTGGTAAAACTTGGTCGCATCTGCGACCGCGACTGAGGTGCTCATGGCGTTACTCCTTGGTTGCGTTGGTGAATGCGACCGACATGGCGGTCACGGCTTCGTTGGTGTCGACCTCGAACGTGTCTGCGGCTGGCGGGTCGAACGCACCAGTCGCGAGGAAGGCATAGAAGTTGTCGTCGTCGTGCAGCGTGTCTGCGCGGCGAAGAGCGAGAAGCTGACGGGTTTGAGCCGCGATGCGGCGTTGGTGTTGTGTCTGCATGAGATGCTCCTTTCGTGGTTGCGAACAGACGAAAAAAAACCCCCGCCGAAGCGGGGGTCGTGGGCGCTACGCGATCAGGCGAGCTTGGCGAGGAACGAGCGGAGCAGAGCCAACTCGTCTGCGCTCAACGCAGGGGCGCTTGCGGGAGCCTTGCGGGTGCGCTTGGCCTTGGCGACTGGCTCGGCGGTGAACGTCGCGACAGGCGCAGGAGCGGCGAAGCCGTCGCGCATTGCACGCACGGTGGCGAGGTTGGCGTTCGCGTTGGCGAGGATGCTCGCGTGGGCTTGCACGCCCTTGCCTGCGGACGCGGCGGCGTTGGCCTTCGCGGTGCGCGTGGTGATGCGACGCTCGAACTCCGCGACGACGGGGTCGATGTCGGCGACAGAGGTCGCGCCCTTGGCGAGCGCGATGAGGTCGGAAGCCTTGAGGTTGGCGAGTTTGATTGAGGACATAGCATTCTCCTTCGAGTCCGTTGTGTGTCACATGCGGGTGACACGACCGTTGCCGGAAGTGGCTGACTCCAACTGCCCCCTATCCCCCTCTGGGGGAATCAGGCGCACGCCGGAGCGTGTGCCGGAACGGCTGACCGAACTGTCAACCGAACCGGCTGACCCCAATCGCCCTCCTCCTCCCTCTGGGAGGACGACGTGCGCCGTAAGCCCGCGTCATGATTGCGTAAGCGCCCGCGAGGCCCATTTTTTGCCCACCTCGCGCACTCGTGCGAAACGCAGGGGCACGCGAGCCACCGCAAAGTCCCTCGATGGGAGACGAAAACCGTGCAAAATCAACGACTTAGCCTCGCAGATGCACGCTTCATGCACCGCAAGGCGCGTCCCATGGGCGCACCCCCGGGGGGAGACCCCATCCCGCCGACGGCCTTCGCCTCATGCCATGCCCTGCCATTCGAAATTTCGCACCAAAAAATGAAAACTCGGTCACAATAACGAGACACAAAGAAGGAGAAAAAGACATGCCAAACGTCCGCAAGAATCGCAGCATCACGCAAAGCACAGGCGGTCTGCCCGCCGTGACACCCATTGAAGTCGACCGCGTCCGCCGTTCGGTTCTGGACATCGTCCGCAACAACATCCCGACCGTCAGGGAAGTCCTCAACGGCAACAGAAGCTGGTCGAATCAGCAGGTTCGTCTGTTCGGCATGATGCTCAACAAGGTCATGCCCGACCTGCACCACACATTCAACGAGCACACTATCGAGAACAAGAAAGCTCACGAACTCACAATCGAGGAACTCGAACAAATCGCCATGCAGGCGACCGAGCAGTCTGAAAGGGAAGACAAAGAAGAGACGATGGAGGATACTGACGACATCAGCGATGCAGAGGTAGTCGAGACTCTGAACCGTCGCGACTCTCAGGAGGAAAAAGATGCCATACAACAGTCAGTCTGAGCGCGGCAGATTGAACCCCAGCGAGATTGATCTCTCCAAGCTGAACCTCAATCAGGAAATGAACATCGAGTTGACCCCAGAAATGGTGGCCTTCTTGCGCACAAACCTGACTCCGATGTTTGATCTTGCAGCCAACAACCAGTCCATGCAGTCTGGCTATCGACTTTTCTCCGACGTCGGCGTCAACCGAACCCTAGATGGCGGCTCAAGCATGGACTATGGCCTCAGAGCTACCGGCTCGTTCGAGAACAGACGCCAACACGGACAGCACAATCCATACATCTCGATGAACAACCCACTCGACATTCCTGTCGATCACTATGTAAGACGAGACTCGCCCGGAATTGTTCAGGGTCGCAATGAGATGCAAGAGTCATACGGCGGCATGATGCCCGGTCGTGTTGCAGTTGGCGGTCGTCTCCCCGTCTTCAATGATGCTGGCGTTGGCATACTCACCGGCGAATACAACCGATCAGACAAGCCTCAAGGCGGCGGCCCATCCATGGATGAACTCCGCCTCAGTTTCGAGCAAGCCATCAAGAATGGAACCATCAACGCCTACCTTTCCCGCATGCGCAATATGCCCGGGGAAGAAGGCCAGACAATGAACGCAACGTCTGCCGGAGCAAACTTCAACATGCAAGGCGTTGGCGGCAAAGACAGTACGCTGTCAATCGGCGGTCGCTACGACAAGACCTCCATGGATCAAAAGCCCAACGTCAACCTTCAAGTGTTGTTCAAGAAGCTCTTCTGATGCAGGTATCACCACAAGAAGCCGCCAAATATCTACTGCGCCTCAAGAAGGCGCAGACCTCTTTTCGCGAGTTCGTCCACGCTATCTACCCAGACCTTGTTTGGGCCGACTTCCACTACGAACTGATGGACGCTCTCGATGCTCTTGAGAAGGGCACGCTGACAAACAAAGACGGCAAGCAGGTTACCCGCTTGCTCATCACCATGCCGCCACGGCATGCAAAGTCTTTCCTCGCAACAGTTACCTTCCCTGTCTACTACCTTGCAAGAAAGCCTGTTCGCAATGTCCTCTCCACTTCATACAATCAGGACTTGGCTAAGACGTTTGGACGCCAAGTTCGCGATCTGGCGCGTGAGCCGCTCGTTAGCCAAGCATTCAAAGACTTCGGAATGTCGGAAGAGAGCAGGGCTGTCGACGACTGGCGTACTTCTTTTAATGGCACTTATTTCGCCACGGGCATTGGTGGCTCGACGACTGGCCGAGCGGCGACGCTCCTTCTTCTCGACGATCCTGTCAAAGCCCGAGAGGAAGCCGACTCCGCAAGCCAAAGAAACAAAACGTGGTCTTACTACATTTCTGCACTGACCACTCGTAAGCAGCCGGAGCCTGACGGCTCCCCCGCAATAGAGATCGTCATCCTTACGCGCTGGCATCCAGACGACGTCGCCGGTCGTCTCATGGAGACTGAGGACTGGAAAGACGGACTCTGGCATCACATCAACTTCCCCGCCATCAAGGAAGTTGGCGGCGAGAAGCGTCCTGTCACAGAACTACCGGAGGATGACCCACGCTATGTCGCACCCGGAAAACTCTCAACGGTTGCCCCCGGCAAGCGTTACTATCGCGAAACTAAAGAAGAGGCACTGTGGCCTGAACGCTTCCCGCTTGAAGAACTCCAGCGCCGCCGTCGCCTCGATCAGCGCGAGTTCGCCTCCCTCTACCAGCAGTCGCCCTACATCGCTGGCGGTAACCTCATCAAAGCTGGCTGGTGGAGAACCTACAACCCAGAGCTAGTGCGCCCGACCACGGTCATCGTCGTTGCCGACACCGCCTTCAAGAAGACAGAGCAGTCCGACTACTCGGTGCTCATGATCCTTGGCATGGACGCATCGGGCGACATCTACCTGCTCGATGTCATCCGCAACAAGTACGACTTCCCCGAACTCAAGCGCCGCGCCATATCGGTCAACACCCTCTGGCGAGGCCGTGGCCTACGAGGCTTCTACATTGAAGACAAAGCCTCGGGCCAATCGCTCATTCAGGAACTCAAGACAGCCTCCGGCCTGTCGGTCATCCCATACAAAGTCTCGACCGACAAAGTTTCTCGGGTCAACGCCGTCACCCCACTCATCGAGGGCGGTCGCGTATTTGTCCCAGAAAACGCCCCATGGCTGGACGACTTCATGAACGAGTGCCAGTCTTTCCCATCTGGCAAGCACGACGACCAAGTTGACGCCCTGTCCATGGGCTTAGATATTTTGTCGCGCATGGGCGGCGTGGGCACAGCACTCATCAACGCGCCAATCGACGTTGCCGCATCCTTGTATTCCCAGTTCAAGCCGCTCACAGAATCAAACAGTGGGCCTTGGGTGGACAA